TAATAACTTTACAACCAATAAAGTAACTATCAGAATTGAAGAAAGAATAGCACTCCCGATTTATAGGGATGAAGCTTTCGTTTACGGTGACTTTGATACTGCCATTAAAGCAATTGATAAAGCTATTTCATAGGTGATAGAATTATAAAATTAAGCCGGGCTTTTAAGTTCGGCTTTTTTTTTGTAGTTTTACTATATGAAGATATTCGTATTTATACCGGCTTTTAATGCAGAAAAAACACTTGAGAAAACATTATTATCATTATTAAATCAAACTTATCCAGTAACACCAATCGTTATAAATGACTACTCAACTGATAAAACTGCAATAATTGCACGTAAAATGGGAGTAGAAGTTATCGAGAATAAAAAGAATGTAGGTTGTTATAATTCAATCAACCATGGTTTATTTGTAAAAAAGGGAAAGTTTGATGCTTGGAGTATTCACGGTTCCGATGATGTAAGCACAATAAATAGGTTTGAGATACACAAAGAAGCATTCGACAAAGGTTATTTGTCATCAATCGCTAAATTTACCCGGATAAATTACGATAACCAGATACTTTCTAAACCAATACATTGTAGTTCAACAACTTGTTTTAGTTCTAAAATATTTAATGAGTTGGGTTATTACGATAACACAAGATTTGGCGGCGATACAGAGTATTACCATCGGGTCCGTAAGTATATTGGCAATATCGCAATTATAAATATAAACTTACTGATGGCGTATACTAATGAAAAAAATCTAACATCAACAGTTAGTAATGACAAGAGAAAAATTTACTGGGATAATTTTCTTTTAGAAAATATAAAGCACAAAGAATGGATAAGGCAATAATTGGAATAGCGTCTTATGATAATAGGATAGAATCGCTACAAGCAACGGTTTTATCGTTAATCAATCAATGCGACGAGATGCATATTTATCTTAATGATTATTCACACGTTCCATTTTACCTGAATAATCCGAAAATTATCGTTTATCAAAGTGAAAAAGAAAGAGGTAACCTGGGTGATGTTGGCAAATTCTACGGATTAACAAAAATAAATAAACCATGCTACTATTTAACCTGTGACGATGATCTAACTTATGCTAATAATTATGTAAGTAAAATTATAACAAAAATAGACTATTATAAAAAAGAGCAAGTTATTACAATGCATGGCCGTAATTTTAATTCATTTCCTGTAAAATCTTATTACCATGGTAAGGCTCGATCTTATGCATGTTTGCAACGTAATTCTATTGATATGCCAGTACAAGTCGGTGGTACAGGTGCAATGGGTTTCTGGTCGGATCTTATTAAAATTAATATAGATTTCTTTCAATATATTAATATGTCGGATATTTATTTAGCAAAATATTGTAATAGTGAAAAAATATTAATAACTTGCATAGCTCATAACCAAGGTATTATTATTCACAATAAAATTGATATGAATGATACAATTTATGCGAAATACGGAAGCAACGATGAAATTCAAACAAAATTAATCAACTCAATAAAATTTCAAACCATGACAAATTCTAACAAAGTATTTTACAAACTGCCAAACGGCTCAACTGGACAGGCTTCTGCCTATAGGTTTAATGCATTAAAACGTATTATCTGGGCTGTTGAAATTACAGAAGATGAATATAACCGTATTAATGGCATATTATCTAAACCAACGCCAAAAGTAGAACCGGCAAAAATAATTGCACCAAAAGTTATTGTAATTAACAAGGAACCAATCTTCCAGACAGAGCCACAACCAACGAAAAATAAAGAAGATATTAAAATAGTTGCCAAAAAATCGGGCAAAAAATGATTTATGATATTAACATACTGAAAACTAATATCGCTGACGTTGTCGGCTGGCAAACTCCATTGTTATCGGATTATGATATTCTTGATTCAGGCGTAACGGTTAGTGAGTCAGGTTTATATTTTGAAGATTTCCACCCTATTTGCCAAATTGACAATTTAAAAAACGTTGCTCCCGAACTCGATGATAACGATTTTAGTACTTGGTTAGTCCGTGAACGGGAATCCGCAATCGCTAAAATGCTGATAACAACCTTTCAGGCATACAAACCACAGGTTAAGTCAATCATCGCTTATTATAATATGTATGATTTGTCTGTAAATATTGATGATACCATTGGTAATACAGGCGCATGGGTAGGTTACAGATTTCAATTAACAGGCAATAATACAAGATTAAAAATTAATCGAGTATTAGCCGATTTTGATGAAGACGACACAATAACGCTTCAATTATTTCATTCCAGCCAGAAAGCCGCAATTAAAACATTTGATATTGACACTAATAAAAATGAAGAAATTAAGTTAGACCTTACGGATTGGAATTTAACGTATAATTTAACCAACTCAATCGGTGGTTACTGGTATATTGGCTACAATCAGAATGCAATATCTTCACAAGCGATTGACCGGAACCAGAAGATTAAACATTTGCATCATGCTAAAATAAAATCAGTTATATCAGATAGTTACACTGGTTCAGATATTCCAACAGACTTACAAGATAGTCCATACACTCACGGTTTGAACTTTGAAATTATTGTAGAGAGCGATTTAACCCAGTTGTTCATTGACAACAGATTAGATTTTGCAAATGCAATCGGTTATCAATTTGCTTACAATATGCTGGAAAAAGCCCTATATTCCAGCAGAACAAACGAGATTGAAAGGTTTAACAAACAACAGTTACTCATCGAGTTAAAGGGTACAGACGAGAATAAAAGTATTGGACTTGAATATAAATTGAACCAAGCAATAAAAGAGATTAATTTCGATTTATCGGGTTTGGATAAAATAAATTTACCTGTAATAGATAAATTTCCTTTTATAGATTTGTAATAATATGAAAAATTTTATTTAACTTTACAATAAAAATTAAAATTATGGCATCACAAGACCTCTGCAATTGTCCTATCGGTTCGATAAATTCGATTCCGGCAACGGACTGTACCGAAACAATCGGCGTTATCCGGAAAATGGCTATTTCCAGGGAAAAGAAATTCCAAGCCAAAACACCACCTGCCACACTGAATAAGTTGAAAGATTTAGCAGAATGGGCAACAACTCTTGGCGCAACAGATGAGGCAAAAACGGTCATTACTGATTTTATCGAAAATGTTGATATTGCCCCTGGTGATTTTAACACTGAAACAGTATCTCAGTTTGATGTTATCAACGGTAAAAAGCCCGCTAAAGTTACCGGTGTAATGATCGGAGCCAGCGCTGACACTATTGACGCAATGTTAAACATCGCCTGTGAAAAGAAATTATTCGTTTACTTCATCAACGATTTGGGACAGATAATTCACACTTATGATACCGATGGAACAACTCCGTCAGGTTTTAGAATTATGCCAGGAAGTTTCGGAGTTCAGGACAAATCAGTAAACGGAAATTCATCAGATTCTGAAAAAAATATAATTCAGTTTGAAATCGAGCGAGGATGGTCGGCAAATACAGTCATTACTACTCCATCTTTTGACGCACTTTCAGACTTAGTAAACACTGTCTCTTAGTTAGTTGTTCATTTGATTTAATATTTGGAAGGGGGTGGATAGCCCCCTTTTTTTATGGAACTCGATAAGAAAATATTGAAAATAATCCAGTTAAAAAACAATTTGAACAAACTGTACAGGAGAATAATTGAGCAAAACAAGGATAGTTGGGAAATGATGCTTGCTAATGATCAGATGTATGAACAAGGTATTGACGGCAATGAAAATAAGATAGGAGAGGGATTTTACAGTAAAAAAACCCTGAAGATAAAACAGGAAAAAGGGCAAAGAACCGACCATATAACGTTAAGAGACACGGAAAAGTTTCATAATTCGATCTCATTACAATTAGATAATAGTGGAATTACAACTATAGCGCCCGGAGCTGAAAAAGACGATGGTAACTTAATGGACATATACGGGGAGGATATAATTAAGCTAACGGATAAAAACAAAGACAAATTAATTGAAAATATATACATTCCATCATTAACACAAATAATTAAAAATGAATATCTTTGAGTATATCGAACAACTGAAATCTGATGCTAATGTACAATTCTTTGAAAGTTGCGAAGAGGAGTTATATATTTTAAACGTAAAGAAAAACAATAAACAAATAGTTGATTATAAGATAATTAAATGCAAGTGTGAAAATTGCTACAGAACGAAAAGAAGATACTATCAAATCCTTAAAAATAAAATGTCATGAGTTACTTAAACCCTTCTGAACTAAACATCACTAATGCCAAAGGCTTAGACCTTGCTATACAAAGATTGCAAATACCATTACAAGCAATAATCTGGCTCGAAAAGGTATTTGAGCGGGCCCGGAAAAACAAGGATTCAAAAGGTAATGACTTCCCGGAAGTTTGGCAGGGAAAAGGATTAGACTACTACAATTGTTTTCCAAATGATAATTTACAGGCATATTCGTTTTTTTATGCCAAAAATGATGAGAATATAGGCACATTAACCACGTCATTTGGGGCATTTAGCAGAAATATAGATTTAATAATTTTCGGTAACCTGAATAAAATAGATAGTTCGAAGGATTATATTTTCACTGAAATATTAAAAGTTGATATTATTTCGGTACTTGCACTTAAAATGAATACTAATTCAGTGGTTACTAATTATATAGATACAATCGAGGGTGCATTTTCTGATTTCTCAAAAGATTACATTAAACCTCAATTTATGAACAAAAAATATTTCGCAATGAAGTTTTCGATTACTTTGCAGTACACAAACGATTGTTAAGGAGTGAATAAAACTCAAATGTTGTTGATTCTTTTACGTCACGCCCAAAGTCTTTTTGCAAGGCCACACAATAAGAGTAAAACATATTTATAATTTTCTCTTGATCTTTACCCTGTATAAAATCAAATGATTTTTTGTTTTTTGCTAAATACCTGTCAATATCATCCGTGTTTATTTCGACACCAAGTATTTTATCGTACTCAGCTATTATCTTTTTCTTAAGTTGTTGATTGTAGTTTAGTTGTGATGAATCGGAAAAAAGTTTAGGGAAATATCGGCTTAACTCCTCATTGTAAATTGATAAGTGTTTTATTATTTCTATTTGTATTTGCTTTTCCGTAACGCCATTTTTGGAAAGCTCCAGTAAAATAGCATCCTCATCGCTTTTTTTTTTAATGACTTGATCAAATCCAGAAATAAATAATGGATAGGGTTGTTCCCTGTTTGAATATTGTTGAATAATATCCGTGTATTATTGATTTCGTTTAGCAGTTTATTTTTCTCGCCGGCATTGGCGTAAACTATCATATCCTTAAAATGCTTGTCAAAATCAGTGATATTTGAGCCTATTCCGGCATTAATAAGCCACATTTTCTGTATTTTAATGAAATTGATCGCTGGTAATTCATAGATTGAATTATAAAACTCGACCACGTTTCCTTTTATTTTCATTTTAAAAATGTTATATTTGTTATTAAAGATACAAAAATGCGCTCAGAATACAAAGATTTTTTCTCAGAAAACATAGAAACGGGTGTTGATGCGCTCATAGGAAAATTAAAACAACTTGAAACACAGCATATTAACACGGCAAAAGCTGGTAAGGCAATTGCAAGCGGTACAAGTGTATCAGATACCGCTGGACTTGAAAAGCAAATAGATCAGACTCAAAAGTTATCTACCGAAATTAAGAACTTACAAGACCAGATTGTAAAGTTACAAACAGCAAAAGAAAACTCAAAAAAGGCTACTATAGAAGAGCAGGAAGCCAGAAAGCAAGAGATAGCCAACTCTCGATTAATTGCTAAATTAAATATAACAGAAGAGGGAAGCCGTGCCAGACTCGTTGCAACGGTTAACGGGTTAACCAACGAGTTGAATCACTTAGGTAATGCCAATACAACGAACGCAAATAAAGCAGCATCCCTACGAAAAGAAATAGAAAGTACACAGAAACAAGTCGACAAAATGGGTACCTCAATGCAAAAAGGAAAATCTCACGTGGGGGAATATACACAAGGGATTAAAGATGCTATTACTCAGAATGTTCCTTTTGCCGGCAGTATTATGAATATAGCCGGAAAATTTACCTCGCTTGCTGGTGGTGGTATTGCCTTAGCCGTTGGAGCGTTGGCAACATTTGCAGAGGGTATTAAATTAAATGAGGAGTTATCAGAAAAATTAGGTTCGTATGTTTCGTATATGAACGGTTTGTGGCAATCTTTAGCTTTAAACCTTACAGGGGTTTCGAGCAATATGTTTGAAGTTGCGGCAGCATTTAGAGAGGCTCACATGGCTGAGAAAGACTTAATTTATACACAATCCGGACATCTCGTCTTACTGGCACAATTAGAAGAAGCGGCTGCCAAGTCAAGACTCGAATCGTATGCGGAAGATAAAGGATATACGGATAAGCGTTCGGCATTGGCTGACTATATGAAAGATTTAGAGAAGATAAAAAATATAAAAGTAACCGATGCGGAAAAACAAGCAGAAATAAACGAATTAAATTTAACCGCTTACGGTATAGATGAAAATACAAGTGCTCAATTAAGATCTGGTTTACAGGTTTGGAGCGAAACCGATATTAAGAAAATTAAAGGACTTGACAAATTAATTGAAAAATACAAAGATTTACAAGGAACTATTTCAGGAATTAGTTTAGGGGAGGCAGCTCATGTTAGCGGTATGGGAAATATTTTTGAAAATGCGCAAAATTATGCACAACAAAATGATTTAATTGATATTTCTGGAAATACAAAATTAAAAAAAGTAACTGATGATAAATTCAAAATATTACAACAGGGTTACGCAAATATATTTCAATTAAATGCTGATTTTAATAGTTCGCTAAAAAGAGTATATAAACAAGATCAAACATTGGCGGCTTCGCAAGATAAATATAAAATCGATACCGAGGCCGAAAACCAAAAGAACCTGAATAATCTAATTAAAGACGCACGGACAAAAGATTTAGCAATTGAATCGGCAGAAAATAAAAAACTAATTGCCGAAAAGAAAAAACAAAATTTATTAAACGGTGATTTGGCAACAACAGATTTGAATTTAATCGAAAAGAATTACTATCAGAAAAAAGCTGAAATAAATTATAAATACAATAAACTTGAATTTGATTTAACACAAAAAACTGAAAAATCAAAATTTGAGGTTATAAAACATTCTGACGAAGAAATTGCAGAACTTACTTTACAACAATGGCAGGCTAAATTAGCTTTCGATGAAGCGCATCCGGATCCATCACTAACGATAAAGAAACGTAAAGAAGTATTAGATGCCGATAAAACGGAAATATTAAAAGCCACCAACGATTTAAACCAATTGAAATTTGATGCATCACAACAATTTAATAAGGCAGTTTTTGAGGAAACAAAAAAGAATAAAATCCAGCAATTAAACGAAGAAATAATTGTTATCAATCAAGAAATTGACTATCAGCAAAAACAGTTAGGGAAAGAATCAGCGGAATATAAAAAATATTTAGAACTTAAAAATGCTTTAATTATCAAATATCAAAATGAAATGATTGATATTCAAAGAGAAGCAGAAATACAACTCGAAAAATCCAATGAAGAACGATTGGAAATGGATTTAGAAGTAACGGCCAAAACACAGGCACAGAAAGATGCTATTAAACGAAAAGGCCTTGAAAACGATATAAGAATGGCTCAAATTAATTATGATTACGAACTGACTAATAATGCAGCCACAACGGAAGAAAAACAAATAGCCGCTAATAATTTACAGATTGCAAAAGATAAATTATTGATTTGGGATAAAACTGAACAGGAAAAAGCTAACAAAGAATTAACGGATGCCGCAATACAGGCAACAGAATACATAGTATCTCAGGCGCAGGAAGCAACTAAAAAGAAAATGGCTTTACTCGATATGGAATACGAGGCAAGCAAACAGCATGAAGATACTTTGAGGGCGTTGGCGGCATCACGTACAGAAGGCGCACTCGACAACCTGGCATTTGAGCAAAAACGCCAAGCGGAAATCCAGAAAGAAAAAATAAAGCTATTAAAAGAAGAACTACACTGGCAAGAGCTTATCTCAACGGTTAAAATTGCTGATAAACTTACAAGTAGCGATAAAGGTGGCGCAGGTAATTTGTCCGACCTGTTAAGTTCGATTAAAGGGTTTGAGACAGGCGGTTTGGTGGAAGGTGGCGAGCAACTTATTAGGATTAATGAAGTTGGAAAAGAATTTGTAACAAATGCAGCCGCAACAGCTAAGTATAAACCAGTTCTTCAAGATATAAATATGATGCAGTTTAACCCGATGAATTATTTACCGCTGGCTAAACCCGTAAATGATGATTCAGGTATAATAAATAAACTTGAAGGTATCGAAAATGCAATAAAAAATCAATCTGTATTAGATGATATTAAAATAGATAAGTTTTCATCGGCTGTTTTATACCAGTTTAAAAAAGGAAACGAAACGATAATTACCCGTAAACCTTGTAGTTTAATGTAAGTTATGAATAAGATTTTCAAAATAGACGGTGTTCAGAATGAACAGTTCGAGCCAGCCACAACGGACGGCAGCGGTGGAACTACGGCTAATTTTGATGAAATAGAGATACTGGCTACATTCGAGACAATGAGCGTTCAACCAAATTTAACGGTAGCTGATATTATTTTCAGACAGGACGCTGTAAATACAATTTACGCACACGTGGACAACGGGCAAATATTTGAAGCTCAAAAATTCACGATTGAATTACAAGATGGTATAAACAATTATTTAGCTTTCAATGGCATTTTAAACCCGTTGGATAAGTTCGTTCGTTGGCCGGACTTTTGCACTATGAAAATAAAAGACCTGTATGGATTAACGCAGCTTGAAAATAGAGCTTCTGTTGTTTCATTTGCTTATTTAGCCGATGCGTCTTATTCCGGGCCCGGCAAAATTACTTCCGTTGATTATTTCGATGTTCCTTATGAAATTAACTACATACCAGATGCTTTGCAAGAAGTAGTTTTGGGAATACAAATTTATATGGTATCCGAAAAATTAATTGATATACCGAGTAAAATAAAAGATATTTCCTTAGACTCAGGAATGAGTGTTTGGGCTGTTTTAATATCCGTAGCAAAATTGATATTATTTATTATTTATATGGGCATATTGGTTATTCTAATTGCCAAAATGGTGGATAGTTATATTAATAATATGTTTGGCCAAGTTCGGTATTACAGAACGATGAAAATAAAAACTATGTTAGAACGTGGAGCAGAATATTTAGGCCTGACTTTTCAAAGTTCGATATTTGCAAATGGTTATGAAAACCTTGTTTATTTACCGTTAAAATCAATGAAAGGTAATTTCGGGTGTAATGGCAAACATGGTGGATTAGATGATTTATTAAGCCCATGGCAAGTTCGTGATGATTACGGATATCCGGGTGCGCAGAGTTACGGATATACTCTTTTAGATATAATTCATTTGGTAATGCAAATTTTTCACGCTAAACCACAGGCGGTTAATGGTGTTTTGTTTATTGAAAGTACGGTTAATAAGCAATTCTGGGAAAAAACTATTCAGACAATGCCGAATATCGGGGTTGAAACACTATCGAATGAATATAATACAAACGAATTAAAAGCGAACTATTTGATAGATTATAAATTAGATTCAGTTGATAGAAATACTTATGATAATTTTACAGGTACTAATTACGAACGATTGACTAACTCGACAAATACATCATTAGACGCGACTTTATCACTGATTACAGGACTTGAAAGTGTTGATATTCCGTGCGCACTTGGAACACGAAAACACTCACTGACAGGTTTTGAAAATGAATTACTTGTTTTTGCTAAGATAGTTGACGGCCTTATGGATGTGGTTGGTGCGTTGTCGAAAAAGAAATACCCAAAATTTGCAAACCGGATAACCGGGCGTGTAGGTATGCTTAACCTATCCACCCATTCCGTTGGCGTGCCTAAATTATTGATTTGCGAAAGCGATGGTACCTTATCAGCTAACTATCGTGATTTAATGTCTGCGAAAACGATCTATAATACATGGCATTGGACTACTTCGTTTTGTTATAACAACGGAAATGAAAATCAATATTTACTTTATAAACAAGTAGAAATACCTTTTGGCTTTTCTGATTTCTTAAATTGCATACAAAATTCATGGTTTAATACATTAGACGGTCGCAGGGGTAAATTTGATTCAATCAAATGGCGTTTTGGTTCGGATTATGCCATTGTTGATTATCGAATAAGGATGCCTTATACGATTGACAACACCGGAACAAACAGATTAATTGAAACTTTTATTGAGGGGTAAAATTATGGAAGATTTATTAAAACAAATGCAAAATCAATTGAAAGATTTTACAACAACAATTCAGCAGGCAAAGGGCAGAATAGAAGATTTTAAAAAGACTGCAACGCCGGAAGAAATGGCACATATTATCAACTTGGAAAACCTTGGAAAATCGGGCAATATTAATGAGGCATATAAATACTTTGAAAACTTACAAAAAAAATAATTATATTTGCATATGGCACTTACGGTAATATCTCGATCATTTAAAAATTTGTTTAGAAACGAAACAACAGATTATTTATTGGGTGAAGTTGGTGAGACTATAGAGGTAACAACAAACATAAGTATCAACTGGTCATGCAATTATGCGCAGTATACTAATCCTTTACTTTATGTTGACTCCACCAAAACGATAAGTCGAACGAATGGCAGTTTTATAACTGATGAGTTTGCGGTTGGTGATACTATATTAATTACCTCCCCTGCTGGTCAGGAATGGGGAACGATAACAGCAATTACTGATTTATCACTAACTTATACCTATTTAGCTGGCACTACCCCGGCTGATGGTGAATTTAACCTACAAATTGTAGGGTTTACAACTCTTTCAGGATTTAGATTTAAGTATAATCTAATTGAAAATAATGATGCGACCAGTTTTTTAAATTCGATTGATGGTACCGAGATGGCATTTGTTGCCGATGGTTTGGCAAGTGGCTACCATTACTTAGGTACTTGGGCAAGCGGAGGTGTGATAACAGCAACTTGGAATAATACTTATAATACAGCTAAATGTGGGACTTGCACAATAGAAGCATTAGGAGTAGATACTTTTGGTAATTTTACGTTTGAAATAGTACATACGTTTGAAATTGAGCCAGTGGCGATGCCAGGAGACTTTCCGAACATTCAGGGATTAATATCACCTTCTTATTTTGGCGGCACAAATTGCCTTAAATATGTTTCCGGATATGAGGGTAAAATTTCGCTTTACGATCCTAACAGTTCACATAGCGGAATAGATGATGTTATACTTGGGAATACAGGTTGGTTCAACGAACATTTCAACGCTTTTTTACCTTTAAATTATACGTTAGAATCAATTGTTTATAAAGATTTATCGAATAATATAATCGCAACAGCACAAACAAACGGTTGCACGGTTGAGATTGTTATAAATGATAGTACAGCTTCATACTCAAACCTTAACACACTGTTTGAATTGCAACATAGATTTGTACCAAATTCAATAACACCAAATACTGATGATTATTTTACCAATTTTGCAATAAGTAAAGTATTTAATATGGTCGGTAGTGTGGCATTATCAGATACTAATTACGCTGGTATTTTGCAAAATGTAGCAGGTGTGTTTGTTTCGGCAACTCAAATTAAGATAATAGCTACATTAAGTTATACAGCAGCGCAACAGGCGCAACTTGCAAATGGTAACTATATTTTGTCGGTTATAACGCAAAATTACACCATGGAAACCGCTGCCAGCGATAAGATGAATGTACTTTGTGATGCAAACACATTTGTTTCAAATCCCGATAATGCAAGTTTATTGACAATTAATTCTGTTCAGCATTTTGAACAACCATATAACGAAACTGACAGCCCGATTATGGGAACATCTGATTTCAAAGGTTGGCTTGTGGATAACGTTTATACTTTTGCCGATATACAGACAAATTCAGGCAGATTGGATAAAATTACTTTAAAATATCAGGTTAATAATTTAAGTACTGGCGATGTTCAGCCATTATCAATGTTTACGCTTGATTTAACTACTTTACCCGTTAATGCTGATAATATCCGATTAGTAACGATGAACACCCCTGCTGGCTACATACTGCCATCAACAGATATACACAACCAAATGAAATTGTTGATGGGTACAACTGCCGGGGTTAATCAACAATATTTATTACATTTAGCTTCACGGTTAAGGTGGGAAGATTGGGTAAAACTTAATTATATCGTTTCTACTTTTTACACGTTTTACGACAATTCTTTACCCCAGAATGGTATCAATGAGAAATGGGACAGATATATTAAAAATGTAAGTTGGGAATTAGTTCAGGTTTTGGAAATTGCTGTTTCAGATATTTCAGGAAACCAAACTATCACACAGCTGCAATCAGATATGCAAATCCATGATTACAACGAGGATGGTAATATCTCGCCTAAATGGACGGCAACTATACAAACATTTGACGGGGCAACGGATATAACTCCAAACCTATCGAGTGTAAATAATACTAAAATTGTAGCTACATTTACAACGCCTGGCGCAGTAAGCGGCAATCCTTACGGGGTTATATCAATAGAACCTTATCAACAAGGCGGCCAAAATGGTAAATACGAGGTTAATTCAATTGACCAGTCATTACCCGGGCAAATGATTTATCCTATTTCAACAACTCCCGGCGATATGATCGACATTGGAAGCGGAACAGTTACACTTTCAGCTTGGATAGATTTTACTAAAATAGACAAAACAAAACAATATCACATAATCGCACGTTTAGGGAACGACTGTGTAGGCTCAATCGTAACGGGTTGGCAACTTGTTGGCACAAGTGATTATACTTTCTTAATTCAATCTTTAGGTTTTTTTGATTCAAACGTCGGACTTTCAATTAAATCATTCAATTTCGGTGGTAGCGCAATTGAGAAAACAACGGACGGCGGTTTTCATTGGAACCAAGTTTTTTCAATGCCAACTTTGAGTATAGGTGCAGATGAATATTGCGGAATATCTATAATTGATAATTTACACGCCTTTATTTTAGTTGCAAATCAGTTATTTTATACTACAAATGCCGGCAACACATGGACTTTAAAGCAAAATTTAAGTTCTATTTTTACAAATGTAACTGATAACGTTGCTCACATACATTTTACAACTCCTTTAATTGGCGTTTGTGCGGTAAATTATGGCTCTGATTATGGCATTTATAAAACATTAGACGGCGGTTTAACATGGGTACAAAAATATTCAGGGGCAATAACAGATTATCGCAGATTCTCTTTTTTGGATGCAAATAATGGCGTTATTTGTACACATTCAACAAATATATTAAAAACTTCTGATGCCGGTGAGACGTGGACTATTTGTGCATTTCACCCACACGTGCAACAATGGTGTATTTTATATTTAGACATAAATACATTAATCATTTGCGATCAAGATGGAATTAAAAAAAGTACAGATACAGGGGCGACAGCATCACTCGTTTATGGTGGGTTTCAGGCAAAAAGTATTTCAAAGTTAGACATACATAATATCTTACTAATGCCGTGGGGTGGCTTAAACGCTTCCCGTTCTTATGATGCCGGGGCAACTTGGATAGACGAGGGTTTAGATGGCGTTCCGAATCAGATTTATGATGTGATTTATAATAAAACAGACTGCGGCGTTGCCGGTGGAAGTTTAGGTGCCGGAAAATATTTTGTTTTTGGCTCAATGATAAGTTATTGTGAAATGACATCCACTCTGATGTTTATGTTAAAAGAAGATGGTAGTTATGTAACAAAAGAAGATACAGGAAAAATAATAATTGAATAAAATGCCAGTAGCAGACCAGAAAATATCAGCGTTAACATTAATGAGTACATTGCCAGATAGTACATTAATTCCAGTTGTAGACATGACGGGAACGCCAACAACAAAAAAAACAACGATGTTGATTTTACGTAACGAATTACGTAAATCGTTATTTCATGCACAGGGGTTGGATTTAACTGCAGGAGTTCCGGTTACAATTACATTTGCGGTAGCTTTGGGAACTGAGGTAAACGGAAAAGATTACGAATTATTTGTAAATAACCATTTATCCGATGAGTTAGAGGGATATAGTATTACATTACGAACACAGAACGGGTTTACAATTACAAGCATTGAAACGTGCCGTTGTGAATTATTAGCGGTTTATAAAAGTGTATAACAATGATAATAATTAGAAATAGCGGTAATTGGATGCAACTTGTAGGTATGACAACTGATTTAGTTGCAACGCCCATGGGTAAATTACAAGCACTTCCAATTACTGATGATAGAGATTTTAAAACTTGCTGTTATTCGAATATCGTTCTTACGGATGGAACCGGAACAGGTTCATTAAAGAATGATATTTCGTCTTTTATGTTCAAATGCACAACAAATTCAGATACATTTACTTTACAATTATTCAAAGATGATACGTTTTTAGCTGATTTAAATGATGATAACTACGGTACATTTTACGATTTAGGCTCTATTATTTACTACTTAGACCAGGCTTTAATGTTCGGATATACAATTGACTGGACAAAAGTATATAATGCAGAAGGAGAAGGAAATTATAAAATAGTTGCGGTTATCACTTCATTTGGTGTTGATACAACAATTGCGAGTGTAAATTATAAATTAATGCTTTATTCACAAGATAACGTTGAGGGCACATTTAGGATTTATTCAAAAATGAACGGTTATTTGATGCGTACCGATATGAATTACAAAGGCCTTAATTTGCCGGATATGATTCGCGTTCCCGGATTTTTCGGCAATGCAACCGAGTCATTAACAATTACAAGTGATTTATTTACAACATTAAACGGTGATAAAAGGTCGGTAGAGGTAAGAAAAGTTAATAAAATAGACATATACCAATTATACACACTTCCGCTTCCCAAATGTATAGCGGATTCTATTATTAATTACCATTTTTTAGCCAATGAAATTTATATAACTGATTACAATAATATCAATTACGATTATTCTTTAAATAACATAAAAGTTTACAAAGATGAAGCATTTGATTTTTCCTATGGAATGAATAATCGTTTAGTAATTATAAGGGGAAAATTAAAAGAAGCAATCCAAGATAACCAAAAAACCAATTATTTTTAATAAATTAGCAATATGAAAAAATTATTGTTCATCATATTTTTAGGATTTTCGCTTTCTGGATATAATCAAATAATACTATCTGGACTAAAAAATAACTACTTTACCGCTTTATATTACATGAAAAGCCCGATTTATTTTATAACAACTGCCGGGGTTGTAGTAGATACAGGCGCAACCTTATCACAATTACGGGCATTGAAGAAAAATGGAAATACAGATGGGCAATTATTGCGATGGAATAATTATGCTCACAAATGGTCACCTGAACCATTCTTAATCGTAGATACTGCGCTAAATGCTTTATATCTTACAGATAATACAGTAACTGCAAGCGGAGGCATTGCATTGGGATTTGAATGTAATGTGTTTGGAGTTCATGGGTTTGCAATAGGTTTAAATTGTATGGCTGGTATAGCGTCTCTTGCATCTGGTGTAGCATCTTATGCAAAAGGAGTTAGTTCTGTATCTTTAAATAATAGCTTATCTAATGGTAATTATTGTTTTTCATCTGGTATGCAAACCAATTCAAATAGTTACGACCAGTTTACGATTGGCTATAATAATGATACAACGGGTAATACGAGTTATACATCATGGGTTGCAACAGATAAGTTATTTGTTATTGGTAATGGCTTTTATGGTGGTCGGCATAACGCTTTTGAAATGCAAAAAAATGGAAACACAATTCTTAACGGTAAACTAAAGGTAAGAGATTCGGTTCAATCTCCATTATATTTGCAAAAAACAGACACATTAGCTACAAAGCTATATGTAAGGCAACATGCCGGCGGTGGTAGTTTTAATTATGTTGTCGCTGATACAACATCAGATGCAATCCATAAAGTTGCACATACGGCATATATCGCTTATGCCGGAAAGCCATGTATAGTGTTTGTGCCATCAGGAAGTTATACAGAGATCCATTGTTTTAATTATCCGGGGGTTTCATATCAAGCCGCTGGACAAGTTAATATAACTTATACAAACGATAGTTCAATGTTTAATAGTTCTGCATTTGGCGCAGGAGTGGATGAATATATTAATGGTAATTTCGTAATAATATCAAACCAATCAGTTTTATTTGATAATAATAGTACATATAAGAAATCTATTTATATAGATGGGATGCAAACTACCTGTACTGGTGCCGGACAGAGCTGTATTGATTTTTATAATTTCAAAGTTAATTCAATAAAAATAGTAAATAGTTCATTTCTATCCACTGGTGGTTATGGAATGAAAATATCAACTATTAATCCAAGCACTTATGACCAGAAAGACATATACATACACGCAGATATTAAATCAACTTATACAACTGCTGTTTATCTATATTATATCTTTCAAACGTCGCCTAAAAATTCAAACTTTATAATTGATGGCACAATATCAACCACATCTGGCAATCCCGGATTATTTGCTGATGGTGTATCAGATAATGTTTTTATAAAAAGTAGTATCTTGTGTAAAGGTGGTATAGCATTTTCAACGGGTAACAATTCGGGGAACGGGGTTTCTTTAACGTATGATAGTTATTGCGAGGGCGATATTAATATTATTGAAGGTTATAATTTTATTACGTGGAAAGGATATGTTGGTAATTCGGTTATAACAATTAACCCGGCATTATCATCAACATCTTACGCAATAAATGATATAACATTTGAGGCACATGCAAGAAATAGTACATATTATATCACAGGTACATCATTATCACACATTAATATAATGGGGGATATATTTTGCGATAATACAGTATACCCTTATAATAAATCAGGTATTTATGTAAATAATGCGAATGCAAAAGTAGTATTTGGCAAGATTGTATTTACAGATTATGGAGGAGGCTCAGGTATTCAAATAGTTGCGGGGGATGTACATTTTACGAAAATGATTGAACTTGGAAATGATAATTCTTATGGTGGGTTAACATTGTCTGGTGGCCATACAACTATAAGTGATTTATTAACATGGAACACGCAATTAGGTTACGGTAACGGTGTAATGCCATTAATCACAATATCGGGAAATGCTGTTCTTGAATTAAAGCCAAACGCTAAACTATATCATACCAACAATGATACAGCAGCTCATTGTATTAAGGCTGTTGGAAATTGTACAATAATACTAAATGGTTGTACGCTTTTGACATCAAATGCAACAGCGAAACCAATATCTAACCCAGCATCTACAGTTACATTGCAAGAAAAAACTAATTGGTATGATAATTATGCTATTACTCCATCGGCGAGATTTGTTCATTCGATTAATAACGCTGGACAAGAAATTACTAACGTTAATTTTACTTATTAATTATGAAAAAAATACTTTATATAATAATGTTTTCCCTTGGGATTACAGCATCTTCACAAAATAATTCAATACAACATATTTACGATTTTCAGTATTTTGTCGTTTTAAAAAATTATGTTATAAATGTAAATACCACAAATGGCGACACTATATTAAATATTACCGAATCCGGCTTAATCCCTGAAATTATTGACGTGGAAAATATTATAATTTCAAAATTACAATGCCAAAAATCTGATATCCAAAAAATAATATACCAAAACATAGACCGTTCTTATTGTTATGAACGGTTTTTAATTCAAAAAATAGGAGTTATAAAACCATATGAATTGATCATAATAAATGGGCAATATAGTGATTTTAAAATGGAGCAATTATATTATATACAAAAATTATTAGATCGAATAAAAAACCTACCAGTAAGATGATGTTAATTTTAATGGAAATATTAAATTTATAAGTTATGATTTTTTTACAAATTTCTTCACAAGTTCAATTTATAATTATAGGGTGGATTATTTCATTATTATTACTCTTTATTTCAGGTCTGGGAATTATCATTTGGTTTGCAATTGTTTCATACATTAAAACAGTTAAGATAAAATTTACTGAGGTTGGCAGTGAACTTAATGGTTTAAAAATACTGGTAAATGAACAATTAAAAGGATTTTCCGAAGCATTTAATAAAGGGTTTGATAAAATGTGGTTAGAATTAAGGTCTCTAAATAATAAATTTACGGCGTTAAACTCCTCAAATGCCGTACATGCCGAACAAATATCTGAAATAAAGAAAAATTTAGAAGAAATAAAAGAAAGTGTTCAAAAATCAAAAGAAGATGTTTTGGAAAATTTATTGACGTACGAAACCAATAATAAATGCGACCATGAACGGATGGAAGATAAAATATTTGAGGTTTCTTTGATGAATATTGAGGATAAAAAACTAAGGGAACTTATGATAAAGCAGCATGAAGAAATGAAAGAGAATAGGAAAGTTGAACTTCCTGTTTGCAAATTAGATAGGAAATGATTAAATTTAACTTTAAATAATAAAAACAATGAGCAAATTAGGAGTCTATCTAAACAATATTGAAAGTGCTAAGTTTGGCGGTATTTCAATTAAAGACACTGTAAGAGGTCTTTTATCGGCAGTTTTATTAGCAATTGCTGGTTTTTTAATCAACTGGTATCAAACTGGCACTGCCTTTAGTTTAAAGGCATTAGTGGCGGTGGTAGTAGGTGCGTTAATTGGATATTTTAAAAGTACAATTTTATCACAACTATCCAATTCAAACGGAGTGCCATTATCGAAAGAACCCACACCGGAAGATGTTAAAGCAAAGGCTGAAAATGTTATTGCACAGGTAGAAATAGAAAAAGCATTACCACAAGTCGAAAAAGAAGTAATTAGTACACCAGTACAGGTTATTGTTAGTACACCACCTGTTGTTAGTACTCCAGTACAAATAGCGGTTGGTACACCAGTTGTTATTCCGGCAGTTGATTTATCGAGTGAATTAAATCCTGACGGAAGCCCTGTTACTTTACAAAATTTTGGAGCGGTTGGAAAATAATTACGAAATGATTGATATTTCCAGAGATAAGGAAGACGTGATAACTGTTAGGATATACGGTGATATTATTAGTAATTTTAATCCTAATAATACATTATCTCCTGTTTGGGGTTGTATCTTTGATGTATGCCCGGAAGCTAAAAAAATGAAATGTAATTTTTGTAAAATTGAAAATAAGTTTATATTTACAAAACATGTGGAGCAAATTAACCTTAAACATTAAAAATATAACAATAACAATTATAGTGATAATTATATTTTGTTTTGTAGTTTATTTTATTTATAATAAGTTTCATAAGAAGCATGGTATTCCGTCTAATAATGTTATACAAAACGACAGTATTATAGCTATTAATAAAAACATTTTAAAGAAAACAATAGCTATTGATTCTTTGTATAAGATAAATGTAAGACTATCAAAAAAGGTTGATTCGTTAACAGTATTAATAAATAAAAACTCAATTAAACATGATTCAATTTATAAGAGGGTTCTTCATACTACTGGCAATGATGACGCTAAGTGGTTTGATAGCAAGTTCCCAAAACGATAGCATATACACTATTACTTACAGGCAATTAAAAGAAGTCAGGCCTTACACAGACGATAATATTATAAGTATTCTTGTTTTAGGTACTTATTGGGATATTTTGAAAAGTAATCCTGAAAATTCTGCATTTTGGCGACCTTTTTATGAGAAATACCCGGTTTTTCTCGAATATACTCATGTTGTAATTTTGGATAACAACGAAATAGTTTTTACAAAAAACGATGAAAGCATTATTAATTAGAATTAACAGCAATTATATTGAAATGCTGGGCAAATTTGCGTTAATTGACGATAAATTAAACGATATTTTCGTTTGTAAAACGCTTGAGTTACCCTGGAAAAATAACCAGCATCAAATAAGTTGTATACCTACCGGCACTTACGATGTTGTTCCACGTTTTTCACCAGAACACGGGCAACATTTTCACGTTATAAATGTGCCGGACCGAGATATGATACTAATTCACGAGGGTAATTATCATTTTAATTTTTTAGGTTGTATTGGCGTTGGACAGGATTTTTCCGATATAAATAAAGATGGACAAACCGACATAACGAACACAAAAGCAACATTAGCGCAATTAGTTAAAGTTGCACCAAACGGATTTAGATTGACAATAAAATGAAAAAACAATATAATAAGAAGTTAGTATATCCTTCAATTCCTTCCACGTTTATTTTATAATTACACTCAAAATTAGTTTTAAACAGGGGCAAACAATCGTTTGCCCTTTCTTTTTATAAAAATAATTACCCTCATTATCAATAACATATAAAATATATTGAAAATAATCCTCCTAAAATTTGTTTACTAAGATAAAAGGCTATATCTTTACTTATACAAACCAATTAAATCAAAGCAAATGAAAACACTAACAATTTACCAAAACAAGAAAACTCTAAATTTAACAATTGATGCAACTATATGGGCAAAAGAAAATATTGTTCCTTACAAAGTAGTTGTTTCCGCAGAAGATTTATTTCATACTGGCGGTAAAATAATTGAAAAATCTTTTTCACAAATGTATAAGTATGCGAATACACGAACTTTAAAAGCTTGTGAAAAATTCTTTAATAAATATGCCAACTAAGATGCTTTGATTGTCGTAACCGCTGGAACTATGCTTTTGCACCCCGGCGGGCGGCAATCTTTTACTAACTTTAAATCTTAAAATCATGAAAACTAAAGAAAAGATTACACTATCACTTATCAGGTCATTCAAACCTTGTTATGACCCTAAAGATATCGGATTTATCGAGCCTAAAGGTATCACACCATTAGGTTTTATCGAAAAATACAGGGATAAAGTAAAAGAACAATCGGATATAATCTGGCTATTGTGTCGAAATGAATTTATGACCGAAAGGGAACAAAGACTGTTTGCCGTATGGTGCGCTCTCGAATCTTTTAAACTGCAAGAAAAGGTAGACGAAAGAAGTATTGAAGCGGTCAATGTAGCCGAAAGATTTGCAAATGGGACAACTACTAATGAAGAATTGTCTGCCGCAAGGTCTGCCGCATGGTCTGCCGCAAGGTCTGCCGCAAGGTCTGCCGCATGGTCTGCCGCATGGTCTGCCGCATCTGCCGCATGGTCTGCCGCAAGGTCTGCCGCATGGTATGCTGCATGGTATGCTGCATGGTCTGCCGCATCTGCCGCATCTGCCCAAATTGATAGATTAGTCGAAATGTTTAAAGAAAATAACTAACTAAACTTTTTTTATTCAGATATTATTTGTAAATTAGCATTAATTACTAACAATCTAAAATCAAAACCATGAACGCAACTATCAAACAAGCCGACCATATCGGCCAATTTATCGAAAATCTTTTGAAACTACCAGCAGCAACGCCGAGACAAGTAAAACTGTCTGAATCAAAAAAATCTTTGGCATCATTGAAAAAAATGCACAAAGAAGAGTATCGAAAATCGTTACGCCGTCAAGGTATCGAAAAAATGGACAACGACCATAGTTACGAAGAGCCATATTACGGCGGTTATATCAGTTATGATGGAATGAATATTAATTAATTACTAACAACTAAATAACTAATAAAATGGAAAAACTTATCAAAATTCAATCGGAATTAAAAGTTCCGAAACTGCATCACAACTCATTTGGTAACTATAATTACAGAAATGCAGAAGATATTCTCGATGCTGTCAAGCCTTTATTAATTCGTGAAAACCTACTTTTGAACATAACAGATGAATTGGTGATGTTAGGATCCAGATTTTATGTAAAATCAACCGTTTCATTAATTGATGAAAATAATAAATGTATTCAATCAACCGGCTATGCCCGTGAGGAAGAAACAAAAAAAGGTATGGATTCAAGTCAGATAACTGGTAGTTGTTCTTCTTATGCAAGAAAATATGCCTTAAATGGCTTATTTTTGATTGACGACGTTAAAGATAGTGATTCATCCAAACCAGAAGAAAAAATGACACACACGCCAAAACAGGCACCCACAACAACGGATAACAAACCATGGCTTAATCCCGGAACGGAAGCATATACAGCTGCAATTAAATGGCTACAAACAGAACCATCGGCCACAATTGCCGGAATTGAAAAAAAGTATAAAATTTCAAAAAAAACAATGGAACAATTACTAACAGATGTTGAAACAACTTTGTAAAATGGAAAATATTAAAGAAAAATTATCATCAATGGCGCAAAGCGTCATTGATGGGGATGTATCAGCAATCAAAATATTTATCCAAATGAAACAACTTTCGAAACATCTTGATAACTGCCTTTCTAAAATTAAAAGCGATGTTAAGTATGAAATGAAAAACGAAAAGTCAATTGAGAAAGACGGCTTTACAATTGAAATCCGATCAGGTGGTAAGATGTTTGATTTTAAAAATTGCACTTCCTGGATTAACGCCAAAACGGCATTATCAGGCGTTGAAGAAATATTGAAGTTAAATTTCCACGCCAGTCAACAGGGTATGGGTTTGCATGATTCAAACGGAGAAGAACCTGAATTACCGACCATTACATACAAAAAAGATTCAATTGTAGTTTTGCCAAAACGAATATAAAAACCTTTATAAAACTATAAAAAAATGAACTTCAAACAACGAAAACTAAAAGGTTTCGGAACAATTACCGAAACCGAGATATCAACGGGAAAATGGTATTTGCCTATTGAATTTTTCCCGGATTACTCTAATTTAACCATGAAATTGAAAGAGATTAGCATTGATGATAGGATGATTTTGAAAGAACGTATTTTTCTCGATATTATGGCGCAGAATAAAATCATCTCGAAATACACAACGAAGCTAAATTTGGTAAACAAAACAGGTCTTCTGATGCTACTTTGCCGCCGGGAAACTATGACAAAATTATTTGAACTTGAAAAAACATTATAACGGCTGCAGGTTTGGTAGCCAATTTTTTATATTATGTGTTAGCAAATCGGGCTTTTTTTGATGATGAATGGCAGTTTCAACAACTTAAATTCAATCGTAAAGAATGGCTCGACAAAGATGGGAAAGACGATAAGTTTTATAATCTAAAATATGTACAGTATGAGAAACAACTTGGTGAAGAAGATGCAGCAATTGAAGTATGTTATCGCTACAAAACGGATGATGGCGAAAACTATAAGTTGTTTGAAACTTCGTGTGAATTGCGTATCGGAACTGAGTATATAAAAATCAATACTGATAAGGTTTACAAACTTCGAGAATTATACAAAACTATCACAGGGCAGCGACTTCTTTAGCCTATTTGCTAACGGTGGGGCTATGCGCCTGTTTTGCCTGCCGAAAACTGTCAATTTACAACAAAACTATATGGGCAAAATGGCGTATTAGCCCGTGTTATAACCAGTGCTTATTTTATAATTATCTAAATATTAACAATTTAATTTTAACAAAATGGAAAAAGACACAGTATTATTAGACGTTGAAAAATACAACGAACTAAGAGATTTTAAACAAAAAATTGAAGAAGGTAAAACCATTGTAATAATTTCAGGATGGAATTATTATCGTAAAGATTTTATTACAACTGAAAAAGCATTAGAAGAAATTGCAGAAGCAAATAAACTTCTTCAAAAGGAAAATGAAGAATTAAGAAAGCCAAAAGAAATAACACTTAATGACATAAAGAAAATGTCATATTGGGAATTTCGTAAATGGCGTAAATCCTAATTTTTCAACTCAATGCAGGAACTATCTTCGGAGCGTTCTTGCATTGGTTATAACGTATGTATACCGTAATATTGCATATATAATTATGAATTTAAAAAGCAATAATATAATACATTACAAATTAAGCGTAAATCAAGATAAAGCGTTACTTAATTTACGAAAAATTGGTTATAATAAATCAAAAATAATTAACTTAGCATTAGACGATTATTTATACAAAAATTACAGAAAATTTATTAACGAAGAAAAAATTAAATTACCTTTTTAATAACTAAAAATCAATAAGATGAAAGAAAATCAATACAAAAGCGTGATTTACGCCGAATATCAGGCCGAACAACAACGGATAAAACGAAACCGCCGGGATCTCAATTTTCTTATGGCTGGAATACTCTTCGGCATTATTGTAACAACCGTTTATTTTTTACTAAAATGATCTGGTGGGTAAGCGCTATCGCAATTGTCGGGATACTGGCATTACGGTTTTTTATCGGGCTTATCAAGGCATTCGAAGAAATACACCAGGATAAAAAAAGGGAGTTGGATATATGAAAACACCGTTAAAACGAATAGTTGTAATCCGGGATCCGGATATAAAACTATTTATATTTCACAAATGCCAAATGAAACGAGTAAAAGAGGAGGTTTTGAATACTTTTTGTCGAACACATAAAACGATATTACCAATATATGAAAATGATGATCGTTGGATGGTTAGAGACTCCATCCGTCCTTATATTCCAAAAATTGAAGAAGATGAAATAGCGGTACTTTTTGAATTATTAATTAAAAAACCAAAATAAAATGAGAAAAATAACTAAACGCCTGGGAATAGCAATTTTATTCGGATTGCTAATTGTAACATCTATTTTTTATTACAATAATCGAGATTTAAGTAAACATATTAATGTAATATCTATCCAAGAGGACGCTTACCGCGCGGGCCGAATGAACGCAATAAAAGCGGAAAATATGTGCAAAGGTAAAATTAACACAAAGAAGTTTGTACATATTTCCGATAGTATTATGAAATACGATTTTGAAACCTTTAAATAATAAGAAAATGAGCTACTACAACACAACAAATGAGAGCGGCAAGAGATTGGCCGAACTTATTAAAAATGCTAAAACGTGCGAACGTTGCGTGTTTAACTTTTACAAAAATAATCCTGGGTTGCTTTTTACCCCGAACGATGTTTGGCAACAACTCGGAAATATGAATAGACATTATCCATTGACATCTATACGTAGGGCGATAACAAACCTCTCAAATGACGGTTGGTTGATTAGAACAGATTACAAGCGAGAAGGATTGTACCGTAATAAAGGCGTTCCAGTGCTTAATTATTGCTGGAAATTAAAAACGTAATTTATTTGATTAATTGAAAATTTTTTGTATATTAGCATCGTCTTAAATAATTATACATGAATAAAAATCTTAAAAAAAATCCGGGTAAAGTTTTCAATTACAGTGATGTATTGACGGTCGTATCATGTACGTTTCCGAGACAAGACTTTATCCGGTTTTATTTTGATTATGGCATCTGAATTACCTTATTTTCGTTTCACCGCTTCCGAATGGTTGCAGGGTGATATTAACCTTGAATCTTACGAGATAAAGGGATTATTCATTGATATTTGCGCTTATTATTGGTTTAAAGATTGTAGTATAACTTTAGCAATGCTACAAAAAAAGTTTAGCAATACTGAATTAATACAAATTTTAATTGAATCCGGAATAATTAAGCACGAAAATAGGCACGATAAAATTGAAATTGTGTTTTTGAATAACCAGTATGATTTATTAAGTGAAAAACGTAAACTTCGACAGTTAGCAGGTTCTAAGGGTGGCAATGCTACAGCAATGCTACAGCATTGCTGTAGCTATAAAGATAAAGATAAAGATAAAGATAAAGATAAAGATAAAGATAAAGATAAAATACCTACACTTTTAGAAATTAAAAATTATTGTTTAGAAAGAAAAAATTCAGTAGATGTAGTTAAATTTTTTAACTTTTACGAATCAAAAGGGTGGATGATTGGAAAAAATAAAATGAAAAATTGGAAAGCCGCTATTCATACTTGGGAACACTATAATAAAAATGATGACTACCACGCTGCTGAAAAAAAACAATCGTTTGAATGTATTCAAGATTTTAATATTAAACCACTAAATGCTAAATAACATGGAAGAAATGGAAGAATACAAACATCCCTTAATAATAAAACTGGATAATGAAATTGAAGAAATGACACGTAAAATCAAAGAAAAGCGTTTTAAAATATCAATTTCAGCAGAAAACTTTAAGGAATTATTTTTCAAAATAGCTAAAATTGGGCTTTTATCACGAAAAATAACAAAGGATTATGTAGTTGATGATACTAACAGGGATGTTATCAACCAATTTTATTTTTATTTAACTCAGGATGAAAAATTTATAGGTGACTTTGATAAGGGATTTTTAATTTATGGTAACAATGGCACCGGAAAAACCTTATTAATGGAAACTTTTATTAAAATAATTTCGGAACTGGCAGGTAAAAACTTTACAATTTTCAATAGCCGAATATTAAGAGAACAATTAATCGAGGATAAAAATTTAATGAAGTTTCTTGAAAATCGTCCACTTTATATTGATGACTTGGGCAAAGAAAACCTTTTTGCCAACAACTACGGCATAAAAGAAACCCCGGTAATGGATTTGCTTGCTTTAAGGTATGATAAGCACGCCTTGACTTTTATAACAACGAATAACGATTTGCAATATTTTGCCGAAAATTATGGAGTTTCATTGGCCGATAGAATGAAAGAAATGTTTAATTTTTTTGAAATGAAAGGGGAAAGTAAGCGATGATAACGGCAAAACGTGTAAAACTAAGTATATTTACGTATGTTTATTTTCTAAGTGAAAAACTTATTATTGTAAAATTTCCAGAACAAATTAGCAATAAACTAAAATTAAACGATAAAAAACAGGCAATTTTAATTGATTTTGAAGAATTAAATATCGGTAATTGTGGAAAGATTGTTTATGATTATGCAGTAAAAAAAGGTTATTCAGTTGCTGCAACAAATGGATTTTTATTTAGGATGATTTTTGATAATAATTTTAAAATTGAAGATGATAAATTACAGGAAGTTTTTCAATTCATTGACGACAACTATAAAAACTTTTAACTATGAAACCAAACTTATTGATTATACCTGATGATTTAACGCTGAAAGTAGAATACAACGGCGTTATACTCGAAAAAAAAATGTGCTGTACTCCAAGCGGATTTAAGGCGAAACGTAGGGAGATTTATAAAAAATACCAGGAAGCACCGGATTTTAAAGAACCAGTAACCCACTTAGATAAATTTTAACCCGACCACCATGCCAACGAGAACGAATCAAACAACTGCAAGTATTATAAAATTTCTTAATTATTCAAATTATTTTGTTTGGAGAAATAATACAACCGGTGTTTGGGATCCGGTTAAAAAAGTGTTTCGCACGAATAAAACGGCATTAAAAGGTGTGGCCGATATAGTTGGTTTGCGCTATGATTCTACATTTATTGCTGTGGAAATTAAAACTGGTAGGGATAAACTTTCCTCGGATCAGGAAACGTTTAAGTGTAACATCGAAAATCACAACGGTATCTACATTATTGCCAAAGATTTTGACGATTTTATGAAACAATTTAAAGAAATAGGAAAATGAAAGTACTAAAAGTTTTGATTGCTTGCGAAGAAAGCCAAGCCATAGCAAATCAATATTCAGAATATATTTTACAAAAAGAAATTTCAAAATAATTAGGATTATATTAAATTAATTTATTATATTTGTAGTATGAAAGAAGAAAAACGAAAAGTAGGGCAACCACGGAAGCCTGAATCAGAAAAGAAAGTACCGGTAACGGTATATATTAAACAGAAATGGGTATCTATATTGGGTATTGAAAAATGTAGGATTATTTCATTCTCGGCAATTGAAGATGAAATTATTGAAAACGAAAAATGAGCGCAAAAAAGTATTATATGGTAAATATTTTGTTAACGGAATTAAGTATTGGTGGAAGTTTTAGGCCATTACCAAAAAATGAATATTTAATCCCGTGTTTTAAAAGTAAAGCAAAAGCAATGAAAATGGCAAATAGTGCCGTCCCTAAATGCGGAATAACACTTATAACAGATAATTAATTATGAGAAAAGAACCACACACACTATCTTGTAAGGTAACTATCGCCGACTTCGACAAAGCTGTAAAGCAAGCCGAAAAGGAAGGATTTACTTACATGGGCGAGTTTGTTTATGACAAGATTTTTGCAAAACCGGAAAAACCGAATTACTGGCCGATTGCTGTGTGTTCGGCTGTTTCGGTTGGATTGGCTTTTTGTATAACTTTAATTTAAAAAAATGAAAACGAGAGAAGAAGTTTTCATAAAAGCACTTGAAAAGAGATGCAAGTATGAAAGTAGTAAAAAAATGGACTACGACACACATTTAGCTGTTATGGATGCAATGGAAGAGTGGGCTGAATATTATACAAGTAAGAGTGCATGTGATATTAGCGATCATCTATGTAGCATTTGCGCCCACAACCTTACTAATTTTGAACTAAATAATAATATGTGTATAAAATGTGGACAATCAGTATATTAAAACAAATAAAACTATGAAAACGAAAGAAATTGAAAAACTACAACAAGCGTTAAACATGTTTAACGGCACATTTCAAGAGATTTTGGTAAGATTGACAGAAAAACCCGAACCCAAGAAAGATAAAACGCTTGAGGAGTATTATAGAGAGTATTGCGATATTAATGGCATTATGTTTCATCCGGACAGGCAACCTTACGAATTAACGCCCCAGCATAAACACGGCCTCATACTCTATATCATCGAGCAGTTGCATGAGGGGTGCGATATGGATAGAAATTGGGTTATTTATTATGATACTATAAGTAAATCATTTGATTATGATTATGAAGATAAAGAAATTTCTAATCCTTACTTTTGCACCCAAGAAAACGCCATAAAACTCCTATCAATTTGCGGCGAGGACTTTTTGAAATCACTTTTTTCTTGTATATATAAAATATATAATGTATATTTATAGAGAATTTAAAACTTGAAATCATGACAACAAATCAGAAAAGTGTTATCATAGCACTGAAAAACGGAACAATGATTTATTTATTTTCAAATCCATTGATGTATAGACTTGGTAAATTAGGTAGGTTTTTAAATTGGGATTGGTGCAATAAAATGATTAGTGATGGCTATTTTGAAACAACCGACACAATTTCGAGCAGATGGAATGAATTTACATTAACAGAAAAAGGCAAACTATTATGAAAAAAAATATAGACATACCAGATGATGTTCGTTGGGATTTAGAAATACTGGCAAAGCAAGAAAAAAAGGATTTAAAAACATTCATTCAGGATATTCTTATTTCTCTTGTGCGTGGGCAAAATAAAAAAACTGCTAACCGAAATATTAAATCGAAGCAGTAAAGTAGCCTTGTTGGTAACTCATCGCTAAACGCAATAAACGTATAAAACTATGAAAACGAAAGAAATTGAAAACGGCTGGATATTGCTTACCTCGGCAAAAACATTCACGTCCGAAGTTATTCAAATGTTTGAAGGGTGTGTTTGGTCGCATTCTGCTTGGTTATTTTGGGAGGACGGGATACTTAAAGTTATTGGCGCCGATATAGAGGGCGTAAGGATAACGCCATTTGAAAACTGGTTGGACGATGCAGGGCGCACATTTCTAATCGTACAGCCTACCTTTGCATTTGACTTCGACGAGTTAATACGACTTGCAAAAACTTATGACGGTGTAAAATATGACTTTTTCAATTTAGTTGTCTCGCAGTCAATTAATATCATCACTGAACGCCGTTTTTGGATTGGGCACAGTAAAACATACACGAAACAGTTCATCTGTGGGGCTTTCGTTTGGTTTTGCATGGCTAAGCAGTTCCCGGAATATTTCGGCACTTGGCAAGATATGCGACCAGATAACATCTTTGAATTACCGTTTAATCACTTTCAACTCGAAGGATATACTAATTAACTAAAAACCGAAAAGATGACACAGAAAGAAGAAAATTACCAAAATTTAGTTTATTTTAAAATGAATTTATTGCAAGCTGAAATTGAAATGCAAGGGATGATTGCTGAAAATAAAATTCAGGAATTAAAAGGTGAGCCATTATATTATAATGAGGTCTCTTTTAAGAGTTTAATCAACAAATATGATATACACCATAACAAATTTCCATTTATAAAAGTATAAAAGATGAAACCAGAAATATTAGTACAAGCCGAAAAGCCTATACGGCAATTAAAATTTCTACTATTGTAGATAAGAGCAACTTAATAAAGTAATCAACGGAATATATGAACTCCCGAAACCGGGCAAGCCGTTAAAAAACAAATAAGATGAAATGGATAAGTGTTAAAGAAAAATTACCCTTATTTATCGAAGGTAAAGAGCAAATAGTTATAGTCTCTGGAATAAGGGAAGAAGAAATGCCTGAAAATGAAAGATATGTATATTGGGCGGTTGCTCATGCTTACGGGGAAGAAAAAGGTAATAAAATATTTTCGGTACCCGGATGGTCAAAGATGAATGTTACACACTGGACACCATTGCCAGAACCGCCGAAAGATAAATAATTGTTTTTATCCTTATAATTTCGTAAATTTGATTTGATGAAACTAATAAATCACTATATTATAACTCGATTTTCACTAAATATCAAAGGCCTTAACTCGATTTGGCCTAATGATAAAAACCAGGTATTTGATGAAAATAGGCTAAAAGAACGTTTCGATATATTTGTAAAAATTACACTTCCTTCTGTTATTTGCCAAACTAACCATAATTTTACTTGGATAATTTTGATTGATCCTTTATTACCAATTAATTGGTCGAAACGCCTAAGAGAGATTTGTAAACCTTATCCAAATTTCAAAATAATTGTGCATGATTGGAAACAGGCAATATCTCACAACTACTGGTTAAAATATTTTGAAACTGAAAAATCTGAATATGTAATTACAACGCGGTTGGATGATGATGATGCAATTGCTTCTTTTATAGTAAATAGTATTCAGAGCCAAATTGAAGATAAATATATTTATAAATTTATAACTTTTAGAAATGGTATTTTGTCAGAAAATGATATAAAATTTAACTTTCCATATCCATCGAATAAAGGTGGAATAGCAATAGGAATGAGCTTAATCGCTAAAGAGTTGTTTTCAGATAATTTAAATATCTACGCCGTTACTCATACTGATATTATCGGCTACATTCATAAATATCTTGCTAATTATTCGTGTAAGTTAAAGATTATCGAAACAAAAGAGCCAGCTTGGTTGTATTATCGACACCCGAACGCTTCAAGTAAATTTAATTCAAAAGGATTGCAAAAAATATAAAATCATGCCAACAGAAAAACATTATAAGAATCCTGAAATATTCAACACATGGTTTGACGAGTACGTTTCAATAACAAAAGCAAACCCCAGGATAAAATATAACCTATGCCAGAAAACCGCTGAAATGATACCGGAGGAACTTGAACCACCACTCACGATCGAAGGTTATCTCGTATTTTGCTATGATAAAGGATGTTGTTCAATTCACGATTATTGGTATAATAAAGACGAACGTTATTCCGAATACGCTACCATCTTTACCCGTATAAGGGAGAAAATAAGGATAGACCAGATTACAGGCGGCATGGTTGGCCAGTTTAATGGGAACCTAACTGCCCGACTTAATGGCCTTGTTGATAAATCAGAACAGAAACAAGAACATACGGTTAAATCTGTGACAGGAATTGAAATTATAAGGATTTCCAAAGATGCCAGCCAAACTTAAAGTATCAAAGAATTTTGAATTTATCTTAGACAACTTTTCGTTTGAAAAAGCAAACATACAGGAAAAGCAAGGTTTTTGTTTTGAAGGAGGTTCAGGAAGCTCGAAAACATGGGATATACTTCAGTTTCTAATTTATTACTGCGAAATTAACCGAGACAAGAAGAAAGATATTTTAATATTTCGTTCCACTTTTGCTGATTTGCGTAAAACAGTTTTAAAAGATTTCCTTAAAATACTCGAATTATACGATTTATACGAAGATGATATGTATTTCAGATCGGCTCCTGTTAATTACAAGTTATTCGGCAATACAATTTATTTCACTGGTTTGGATTCAGTGGGCAGCCACGGTGAACGGCATGATGTTATTTATGGCAATGAAGCAATGGAGATTGATTTCGATGCTTTTAGGCAGTTGAACCAGCGTTGTAACGAATTATTTTTATTAGACTGGAACCCATCATATACCGAACATTGGATATTTAATTCAATCTTAACACGGCCCGATACATTTTATTGTCAGTCCACCCAGTTAGATAATCCATTCTTGCCAAAAGGGCAAAGAGACGAGATATTAAGTTATGAACCCACAGCCGAAAATATAAGCAATGGAACAGCTGATGAGTATATGTGGAAGGTTTACGGCCTCGGGATAAGAACAGCAATAAGAGGTTTGATATTCCCGAACGTTGAATGGGTGGATTCTTTCCCTGTTGATTGCAAATATATTTTAGCTAATGACTTTGGTTATACGAATGATCCGAACGCATTGGTTAAAATTGGGTTAAACAGTCAGGGACTATGGATTGAGATATTATGTTATGAACCAATTGACAACCCGTTTGCTGTTTCTGAAATGTTTAATAATTTAAAATTACCGAAACATGAACTTATAATTTGTGACAGCTCAGACAAATTTGATGATAAAAGTTTTATAATTGACCTTAGAAATTTAGGATGGCACGTTAAAGCGGCCAATAAATCACAAGGAATAAAATATGGAATTGGGCAAATTAAAAAGAATAAGATACACATTATACGCAATGTTAACGCCAAACGAGAGGCCGAAAATTATAAGTGGCGAGAGATTAACGGAATTTGTATTAATGAGCCAATTGACAAGTTTAATCACATGTGGGATGCTGTCCGTTATGGTTACACTTATTTAGAAAATTACAAAAACTTTGCTTGTTGTTAAAATTATTACTATTTTTACTTAAAATGTATAAGTTATGGCCTTATTTAACTTCTTCAACAACAAAATAAAAGATAAAATTGAATTTGCTTTTTTAAGATATATAGGTAATAACTTACCCGTTTTCGCTGACCAACACTTTCATGGTAACGCAAAGACTTACGCATCTAATGCCGATGTTTATTCAATCATCAACTTAATAGCTAAAAACTGCGTAAATGTTGATATAGAACTGTTTGAAATAAAAGGTAGCAAACAAACGCTTATACCTGAGCATGAAATAATTGATTTATTATACAAACCGAATAACGATCAGAGTTATGGTGATTTCATTGAGCAATATATTGGCAATAAACTAATTACTGGTAATGGATACATTTATGGCGTCAAACCTATAATTGGGATTAATAAGACTGTTACTAAAGAATTAAAGATATTACCGTCTAATTATATCCAAATCTTAGCCAATAGGGATGGCGTTATTGGCTATAAGTTCGATACTTGGTATGAAACACAGATTAATTTTACTCCCGAAGAGGTTTTACACGTTAAGAATTTCAATGTAAAATACGATGCTGGACAGTATCTATACGGCTTAAGTCCGTTATCAGTTGCGTATTTATTAACATCATCCAGCGAAAGCGGCGATATTGCGCGTGTAAAGGCATTTCAAAATATGGGTGCGATGGGAGTTATATCGAGTAATTCAAACGATGCAATGACGTTAATGAGTCCTGATGAAGCCAACCAATTGCACGAAAAGTATATCGAAAAATTCGGCGGCGTTAAGAATTTTAACAAAGTATTGTTTACAACGGCAAACGTTAAATGGCAGAACATGGGGATGTCCCCTGTTGATTTACAGATATTAGCGTCTAAGGCTCATGATTTAAGGAGTCTATGTAATGTATTTGGTATTCAAAGCCAATTACTTAACGATCCAGAAAATAAAACGTATCACAACCAGGAACAAGCGGTAAAATCTATGTATGAAATGACCGTTATTCCTGAGATGAAGAAGTTTGTTGATGGGTTAAATCGTTGGCTAATACCTCAATATTCAGCACGTGACAATAAAAACTATTGGCTTAATATCTCAACTAAAAATGTAAATGCTTTAAAAGTTGACTTGAGCGCCTTAATAACTTCATTGAAAGATGCTTCCTGGTTAACTATCAATGAAAAGCGTGAGTTATCCGGGTTTGATTCAATGCAAGATGCAATGTATGACGAGATAAACCAAGCACAGCCACAACCGGACATAATCCCAGAACCACCAAAACAATAAGACAATGGAAATTAAAACATTAAGCCACGAAGTAAAAGATGTTGACGAGTCCAAAGGGCTTGTCAAAGCATATTTCAGCAAGTTTGGAAATGTTGATTCTTATAAAGAAATAACAGCAGAATCGGCATTTAATAAATCAATGTTAGAAGGTATCGGCAGGATCAAGCATTTTAAGAACCATGATAAAAATATTGCCATCGGTAAAATTCAGGAAATAGGAAAAGAAGATGGCCACGCTTATTTTGTCAGCAAATTAAGCCAAAACACAGCCGGCAAAGATGCGATGATCGAATATAAAGACGGCCTTATTACTGAACACTCTTACGGTTATGATGTTATTAACCACATGATGAAAGATAATATTAAAGTTTTGACCGAGGTGAAATTATGGGAAGTGTCTTCCTTAACTGGTTGGGGTGCAAATTCGGAAACCCCTATGGTGTGGATGAAATCTTTACAAACTGAAGATGATATTGTTAAAGCAATTGAAATGCTGGAAAAAGCTATTAGTATAACTGCTTTCAGCGATGAATACATATTAAAATGTTATGAAAAAATTACTTTCTTTAATGATTTACTTAGGGTAAAACTTCCGATTAAAGAAGATTTAACGAAATTCAAATCATTATTAAAATTTTAAAAACATTCACTCTGACACGATAGCCGGGATTTTCCACTATTTTATAGGAGCCGATAAATACCAATAAATCTAAATTATAAACATTAAAATTAAAAACAAAATGGAAAATCTCGAAACATTGGCAAAAGAACTTAACGAAAAGTTCGATGCTTTCAAAAAAGAAGTTGGCGAAAAAGCCGACACAAAATCAATTTTAGAACTAAGAACTATCGTTGATGGTTTTGACTTCAAAGGATTGGAAGAAAAACATTCAGCTGAAATTACCGAACTAAAAGCCGGATTTCAGAAACAAATTGATGAAATCGGAATTAAACTATCCGTTAAATCTCAACAGAAAAAAGAATCTAAAACATTCAAACAGGCTTTAGTTGACATTTTTTCGGGCGATGAGTTTAAAAAATTCGCTGAAAAATCAATAAGCAAAACAAAACCGATTGAAATTAAACTTGCCGGCGATATGCTGGAAAGCGGAAATCTTAACCAGGATGGTGTTGCTCCGGTAATTTTACCCGACCGCAGGATTAACCCACTGATGTATGTAGATCGTAAATTCAACTTACGTGATGCCATTGCCGTTGGTACCACAACCTCAAACACTGTTGATTTCGTAAAAGAAGAAAACTACCAAGATGGAGTTGCTATGCAGGTAGAAGGAAACGCCAAAGGACAAAGCGAATTTGATTTAACAGAAGCATCTGTTAAAGTTGAAACTATCGCAACTTTCTTCCGTGTTTCTCGCCAGATGCTTGATGATATAAGTTACTTAGCTTCTTATATTTCTAATCGCGCATCGAAAAAACTGCGCAACAAAGAAGATCAACAAATTTTGTTTGGTAATGGCACAAGCCCACAGATTACTGGTGTTGCTAAAAATGCAACTGTTTTTGCTGCTGGTGTTTTTGCCGGCAATGTTCCTGGAGCAAATGAATATGATGTATTAAGGATTGCTGTAAGTAACCTGAATGTAGCTTACTATTCAGCTTCTTTGGTCATCGTTAATCCTGTTGATTCCGCTAAAATGGATTTGATCAAAGATTTAATTGATAATTACCTGTTGCCACGTTTTGTGACTGATTCTGTAACCGGTGTTAAATCATTCATGGGTTTACCTGTATTTGAAACTACCGCGATGCCTGCCGGTAAATTCTTAATAGGTGACTTCCAAAACGGTGTTGAGTTACTCGACCGTCAGGGATTGAATGTTCAACTTTCTGATTCTGACGCTAATAACTTTACAACCAATAAAGTAACTATCAGAATTGAAGAAAGAATAGCACTCCCGATTTATAGGGATGAAGCTTTCATTTACGGTGACTTTGATACTGCCATTAAAGCAATTGATAAAGCTATTTCATAGGTGATAGAATTATAAAATTAAGCCGGGCTTTTAAGTTCGGCTTTTTTTTTGTAGTTTTACTATATGAAGATATT